TCAGTCTTGCTCGTAGTTCCGATGGCGTTTGGTTCGGTCTTCACGACGCTAGCCTAGACAGAACGTCTCTCGGAACTGGCGGTGGTTCAGGAACCACTTACGTGGCTTCGGCCATGACCTGGGCTGACATTCAGACGCACGACATGCTTCCGACTATCGGTTCTCCGGTGAATGGTCTGCATCAACCGTATGCGACTCTGGATGAGATTCTGGATGCTTATTTGGGAACGCATGTTCTGTTCATCGATCCCAAAAGTGGATTGGCTTTCAGGTCGGAACTGATAGCCATACTTAAGAATCGACCCGGTTGGCAAGATAAAATCGTGGCAAAGTACGTTCCTGGGAATAGCAACAACACGTGGCTAAGTGACGCTAGAACCGCGGGTTTCATCACAAACGCCATGTTTTATGAAACCGATACGTTCGCGTCATACCAAGCGCAAGCTGATATTCTCGGAATGGAATACGCTGCCGCGACAGAAACCTGGACTGCGATTAAGTCCTATGCGAAACCAGTCATGGCGCACGTTTGCTCTGATGCGACTTCGGTCTCTACTGGGCTAAGCAAAGGCGCCAATGGCGCAATGGTCAGCGGTCCTAATCAAGTACCGCTTGTCGCCATGCCGTGATTCGTTATCGACAAAAACATCACTTCTCGAGAAAAAGGTAACTATGACCAGGCCCGCTGACCCTTCTCGGCCCGTCACTCTCAAGGCTCTTCTGGCCAAGACGTTCGGCCATGTCGTGCCCGAGGGTGTCGTTGCCGTTCCTACGGCTGGAGCACAGGCCACCACGGCGGCAGTCCTCGGCAAGGCCTACGATGCTGCCGGCGGTCTTCGCATCACTTCCATCGGCTCGGCCAACGCTGCGGGCGTTCTCGCCACGGTCGCTTTCGGCACGGCCTACGAGGCGGCTCCCAAGGCCGTGCTCCTGACCGGCAGGACCGCGAACGCGGTTGGCATCGGCCTCTACGTGAGCGCCATCAGCACGACTGGTTTCACGATCAGTTGCGCGAGCGCTCCCGCGGCCACGACCGTCTACGACCTGTCGTACGCCGTCGTCGGATAATCACGTCCGAGTAAGGACGGTGTTCAAATGGAAATGACTGTTGACGAAGTTCTTGAACATTTCGGTATTCCCGGAATGCGATGGGGCCATCGTCGTTCAAATCCGTCCGCCGCGGGCCCGCCATCGGAAGATGTGGCAAAGGCAAGATCGACAGCAGCTCAGATCAAAAAGCACGGCGGAAAAACCGATTCGATCTCAAACGCGGATCTGAATCAAATGCTCGACCGAATCAATCTCGAACAGAGGTACTCCAAGATGCGAGAGGATACCTCTACGAGAAAGAAAGGTCAGAAGCAGATCAAGGATCTTCTTGAAACCGGAAAGACCCTTCAGGACTTGGATAAGTTCTTGGGTAATCCGGTAAAGAAGGCCGCCGTTAAGGGAATTGCTAAGGGGGCGGCTGCGGCCGCAAGAGCCTCGACTGGTCGTTAAACAGAAAGGAGAATTAGCGATGGCGCTATCGAACACGGCGACCCCGATCTATTACGGTCAGTTTCGTGACGCGGTAGTGCGCGGTGATATTCCGGTGAATCGGGAAATTGCCATGGAGATGAATCGGATTGATTCGTTGATCGCTGATTCGAAATTCTACTACGATGATCTGGCAATCGACGGCTTCATTCTTTACTGCGAGAACGAACTGACTTTGACGGACGGCACAGATCTCCACTTGTTGCCGACCTTCAAGCTGTGGGCCGAGCAGATCTTCGGCTGGTATTACTTTGTCGAGCGAAGTATCTATGAACCATCTCCGGATAATCATGGAGGTCGTTACGTAACCAAGACGATTAAGAAAAGGCTCGTAACAAAGCAGTATCTGATTGTCGCCAGAGGCGCGGCGAAGTCAGTTTACGAATCCTGTGTCCAGAACTACTTTCTGAACGTGGACACGTCCACCACGCATCAGATCACGACAGCTCCAACAATGAAGCAAGCCGAAGAGGTCGTGTCGCCGATCCGTACGTCGATCACACGCGCGCGTGGACCGCTCTTCAAGTTCCTCACGGAAGGTTCGCTTCAGAACACCACCGGGTCTAAAGCCAATCGCGTCAAGTTGGCTGCTACCAAAAAGGGTGTCGAGAACTTCCTGACCGGTTCTTTGCTTGAGATTCGACCGATGTCGGTCAACAAGCTTCAGGGTCTACGGACCAAGATTGCTACGGTTGACGAATGGCTATCGGGAGATCTCCGAGAAGACGTAATTGGCGCGATCGAACAGGGTGCTTCCAAACTGGAAGATTACTTGATCATCGCCGTCAGCTCGGAAGGAACGGTCAGGAACGGCTCCGGCGATACCATCAAAATGGAACTAGCTGACATCCTCAAGGGTGAGTATCAAGCACCCCATGTTTCGATCTGGCACTACAAGCTGGACGAAATCGAGGAAGTTGCAGATCCATCGATGTGGCTCAAGGCAAATCCAAATCTCGGTAAGACCGTAACATACGAGACTTACCATCTAGATGTGGAAAGAGCTGAGAAAGCACCGGCATCAAGGAACGACATCTTGGCTAAAAGGTTCGGCATCCCGATGGAGGGCTACACGTACTTCTTCACTTACGAAGAGACGTTGCCACATCGACGTAGAGACTTCTGGGAGATGCCTTGCGCTCTCGGAGCCGACCTTTCACAAGGAGATGACTTCTGTGCATTCACGTTCCTGTTCCCATTGCGGAATGGGTTCGGCGTGAAGACGCGAAGCTACATCACGTCGCTTACCTTGATGAAGCTTCCTGGAGCTATGCGAGCAAAGTACGACGAATTCATCATGGAGGGAAGTCTTCACGTTCTCGAGGGAACGATTCTCGATATGATGGAAGTTTACGAAGATCTCGATCACTTCATCGAAGAGATGAAGTACGATGTTCGAGCCTTCGGCTTTGACCCGTACAACGCAAAGGAATTCGTTGCTCGATGGGAAGCTGAAAACGGACCCTTTGGAATCGAGAAGGTAATTCAGGGTGCACGTACTGAATCGGTTCCTCTCGGAGAACTAAAGCACCTAAGCGGGGAGCGACTTCTCATTTTCGACCAAGCGCTGATGTCGTTTGCAATGGGCAACGCGGTCACGCTCGAAGATACCAACGGTAACCGAAAACTCCTTAAGAAGCGCCAAGATGAGAAGATCGACAACGTGGCTGCTTTGATGGACGCTTTCATTGCCTACAAACTGAACAAAGAAGCGTTCGAATGATAGAAAGAAGGGGGGTGGCACATGGGCATCTTCTCTAAGTTGAAGCACGCTTGGAATGCGTTTCAGAGTCAAGAGAACCTGCAGCCGAATTTCGATATCGGCCCTCAGTACGGTCGTCGTCAAGACCGATCAAGACTCAGCTTTACGAACGAACGTTCCATCATCTCTTCGATCTACGCGCGCATGGGCATCGACATAGCAGCAATCGATATTCGACACGTTCGGCTCGATGACGATGGTCGATTTGCCGAAGAGATGGACAGCGGTCTGAACAATTGTTTGACCCTTGAGGCTAACATAGATCAAGCGGCTCGGCAGTTCCGTCAAGACATCGCAAACACGCTGTTCGACAAAGGCGTTGCTGCAATCGTTCCGGTGGACTCTTCTATCGATCCGAGTAAGTCTGGCGGATTTGATGTTCAGACCTTGCGAGTTGGGGAAGTTGTCGCGTGGTATCCCCGTCATATTCGCGTAGATCTGTACAACGAAAACCTCGGTCGTCGAGAAGAGATCATTCTCGAAAAGAAGTTCGTCGCGATTGTAGAGAACCCTCTATATTCGGTGATGAATGAGCCCAACTCTACGCTTCAACGACTGATTCGGAAACTGAACCTTCTGGATACTGTCGATGAGCAATCAAGCTCGGGCAAGCTCGACATGATCATCCAGTTGCCATACGTAATCAAGTCTGAATCACGTAGGCAGCAGGCCGAACAACGTCGAACCGATCTGGAATTTCAGTTGAAGGGCTCTCAGTATGGCATTGCCTATACTGACGGAACTGAAAAGATCACCCAGCTCAACCGACCTGTCGAGAACAACCTTCTCAAGCAGATCGAGTACCTGATCGCCATGCTTTACACCCAACTTGGTCTTACTGCTGAGATCATGAATGGGACGGCCAACGAGCAGGCCATGCTGAACTACTACAACCGAACCATCGACCCTTTCCTTGCGGCTATCACGGAAGCAATGAAGCGTAGCTTCCTGACCAAGACGGCAAGAACCCAGGGTCAATCGGTTACGTACTTCAGAGACCCGTTCAAGTTGGTTCCGATCAACGAC